CGTCCCCATATTTTGAATAGTTTTATCAATGAAGGTAAAGGTTTCCTGCGGAGATGAGGTGAGTTGCAAGGCCGACGGTTTGCCCGCTTCGCCAAGACTTGAATCGTATTCAATGAGGTTAAGCCCTCCATACAAGTTCTCCCATGAAATGCTCGACCCCTTCGGAATCAAAACGTTTTGAATCGCGAACGTCAGTTCATTCGTAAGAACTGCGCTAGTAAGACGATCCACCATTTCCTGCATCGGAAGAGCGTCAAACCCACGGCAGTACCCGAACGGCGATCCCCACAACTCCCGCGACGCCATGCGAAACACAGGAATGTCCGCATTGCGATAGGGGTTCTTCCCATCAGCAAGAATCACATGGTCGTCAATAAAAACAAGAAGTCGCCCCGTCGCAAGCGCAGAACTTTTCTTGTGAATGAAATAGTAAACAGGCAGAATATCGTTTTCGTCCGTCAGCGAATACGTCAACTGCGTGTCGCCTAACGCGCCCGCTGTCGAGAGTGAAACGATTTCTTTCGCCCACGCCGGATACCGCTTGGCCACATCAAACTTGTTTTCCCACCGCCGCAAAATGAGCCATTGCTTACGCGAGGCATCCGCTAAATTGACATCAATGATAATGTCAAACGGCGTCCATACCTCTATCTCGTTATCGCCTTCATTGATCGAGATTTCCCCGTTCTCGTCATCGTAGTCCGTCGCTAATGTTCGTCCCAATTCCTTGTTCCACAAGACAGAGACGTATGATTCTCCGAACACCGATGACATTTCGGTACATAGCCGGAGCTTTCCACCGAGATCCACTTTAACATCATTGGAGTAGACGAAGAGAATCCCTTTGGCTTGCTTGATCTGGTCTTGCGCTTGCGCGTCTGAGACGGTCGCTTGGGGTTCATAAGCTATCTTCTGTTGACACACCATATTCACCGTATGCGTAATCAAATTCCCGTAATGGTTGATGTAGGTGTTCGACAGTTCTCCCTCCTGTCCACTATGAAATATCGCGCCCTTCAAAATGAATCCTTGGAAATACTTGAAGTAGGAATTGCGGTAGATGTTGATGCGGCCCGTCCGGTTCATTTCGAGGAAGTAGGTGTCGATCTGCTCAATGCACCGCGAGACGCACTTGTCGGCTTTCTGATTGGCGAAATATTCCTGCCGCTTCGGATCTAACGTCTGGTTGGTTTCGACGTAGCGGCTACTCATCTGGAAAGTTCCACCATCTCGGAATCAATGGGATTGTGCGTGTACCTACCGGAAAAAACGATCTGAGTCTTAACATCATCCCTTAGAAGTTTTCGCAATGCTTCCATTGCCGTCTCAGAATCATCTACATCAAAAGCCACAACGATAGAATATTTTCTCATCGCTTCCACGGCTCGGACGTGCTGAGGACAGGCTTATTCGTCGTGCGCGTCATCACGGCCATCACGGATTTAAGTTTGTTCATGTCGTCTTTGACTTCCCGAAGATCCTTGTCGAACGCTCGGGCCCCCGTCTCAAAAGCCGTCAGTTTCTGCAAGATCTGGTCCACCCGCATCTGCAAGGACGCCATCTCACCGTCAAGCCGAGCATAGGCTTGAAGACTCTTCATAACCTCTTCGGCAGAAATCTTTTCGGGGAACCGCGAGTCGAGCCAACGTCCGATTGTGCTTACGATACCCATAATCTCCTCACGTTATTGATAAACCGCATCCACGACGGTTCACTGCGCTTTCTCTCAAGAAACGTCTTGAAGCGCGGATCGCACGCCAGGAGCATCGCCTCTTTTGGATCAAGCGCGTACAGCCATCGGCGCACATCTCCAAACGGAAGATAGCGCAACGTTTTAATTGCCCCATCTGCCTGCATTGGCTTTCCCTCTTCGCCAGACCCGTTCTTCCGATGTCGACGTTCCACGCTCTAACGGTACCGTCCGGCGCTCCGGTTTAATCAGAATGATCGGTTCCCGCACCGTCGTGTCAAGGACAATCGGTAATCCTAGAAACATATCGTGCTGATCGTGTTTGGCATATTCCATCGTCCCTCCAACTTCCGACCGAAGCGCAAACCGAAGACCGGGAGACAAAATGATCTTCCACGGCTGGTATCCACGCATCTTCATGCGCTGAATGAGCACGCGAATCTGGTTGGCAAGCGAACCCACCACGAACCGTTGTGGATCGTGTTTAACAAACGTCCCGATGTCAGGAAGGCTTGACATTCTCAATCCTCTCATCTTTCGCCGGAACAATGTCCTTTGTCGCTTGCGTGTATTCACCAGACTGCGCCAACCGTGTCGCCTGGTGGTTGTTCTGGTGCGAATGAAAGTCCCGCATCGTCACTTTAACCCCGCACGTCACACACGTCACGCTACTGCCCGCACTTCAAGATCTCGTTACGCGCCAGGTTAATCATCAACTGTTTCGTGTTGGCATCCGTGATGACCTCAATTGACCCGTCAGATCGCATCTTGGATAACTCCCAAAGCCCCGTAAATGACCCTACGCGAAGCCGACGCACCATGAGGACTAAATCTGGCTGACCGTCATACTTCACGCGTCCTGGGTCATCCTGGGCGGCTAGAGGCGGGTCTAGGGGCTCGTTGTAAACGTCAACGGGCATAGACCTGTTGATCTTCTTGGCCGCTCGCGCTTTCGCCATTCGTTCCCGCGCCGCCTGTCTCTTGGCTTCGTCCCAGGCCATTACGCGACTCCCATCGGGACCGTCGAGCGATTAATCACAGGCGGTTTCGGCGCATGGGCTTTGGCTTGCTCTGCTTCAATCACTTCCTTCGGCAACCGGCTCACGAGGTCATCGTGAATGTTGCGAAGAATGTCCATGCAGTGAAACATCGCCTTGCCAAACCGGAGCGGGAACTTCTCGCCTTCCAAAGCGTATCCCATCATCTCCACCGCCTTCACCGTGTCGAGCGCATCCTGAATGTCTTTGGCTTCTACAATCGGTTCTCTACCGTCCATGTGCCTTCCTCCCATGCTCTTTCTTCGGGCCTCTTGCCAAGTTTTCGCTTGAGCCTCCCGTCGACTTTGAAATAACTTTCGTTGCCAAGCCTTTGCCTTTGATGTTCGTCGCGTAAAACCTTCCTTTCGACGGAGCCTGCATCATCTGCTGAACCGTCATCGGATACACCATGAAATGAACGTACTCATCCCCGCGCTTGGTCGTCACCGTCAGTTGAAACAACGCCGGATCATACTTGATCTTGGCAATCCACGACGAATCGCCTATCGGTTCCTCGATCTTGCCTAATCCTGACGATGAGGCCGTCGGCAGTAACGACGCTAACTGATTGACCGTCGCCATCAGTTCTTCCAGTGTGGCTTACGCCAATCGTCCGTTGTGCGTTTCGGCAAAGGAAGCTTGATCGCTTGACGCAGAACTTTGTAGTTATCCGACTCCGGCGGTTTAGCGTTCGGGATGTTATGCGTGTCGACGGACATCCCATACATCGCCGGAATCGGGTTCGTGATCGTGTCGATGTTGCGAATCAAGTAACAGAGCGCCGCAAGACCGTCGAAGTGGCCATACACCGCCGAGCGCGAAAACTCTTTCTTCTGTTTGTCCCAAATCCCGTTCGCTAAACATCCAATCAAATGAGAACACGCCGGATTGACAAGAAGTCGTTTACTGTTGATCCACATCCGCACTTCGTTGACCATCGCGAAAAGTTCGTCTTTGGTCGTCGGAACAAACGGCAAGCCGTGAATGCCCGATAGATCCTGCAGGACGATCAAGTTGTTGTTGTCGCCGATGCGCCGGTAAACCTTCTCAAAACCAATCTGCTTTTCCGTCATCTTGATCGCCGCCGCTAACAGGTCCGTCCTCACTTCCTCGTTCTTAAGCACCGTCTCGTCCTCCACCACCAGACAAGCACGGCGAAAGTCGTAGTAAGCATATAGATTGACGGTGAAATCACGCACGCCTGTGTCAAGAGCGTTGTACTTGTGATAAAACTCAAAAAACTTGTCGTGCGCAAGACACTGCACATACTCTTGTCTCCATTCGGGAATGATGAGTCGGCTCTGGTCGACAATCCACTTACACTCCATCTCGCGCTGCCACGCCACTTCACCGCCCGGCATCGCTTCCATTCGCCCGCGCATCTCGTCGCGTTTGGATTCGGGAATGTCGGAATGATAAATGTCCCGCACTTCCAGACACCCGACGGACTTGGCGCGTTCGTAGTACGCTTTCACCGGATGATTCGGAATCTCCGGCGGCGTCGTCATAATAACAATTCGCGGTTTGGATTTCGTGCGGATGAACATCGGCAGGAGAATGTTCTGAATGACGTGATCGAGCGGATACGAATCCTCTTCGTCACCGAAAAACCCGGCTTCGTCAATCAGCACGTCCGTCACGTTATGAATCCCGCGCGCGTTCTCGATGTGACCGCCCTGCGCCGCCAGAAGATAGGTGCGCATATTCGTCGATTTGAATTCGTAAAAGCTGTCTTGGCTGTCGTAGCGCGGCTGGTAGTCAGGCGGGCAATCCTGCAGGAGAGTGTCGAACGCGGGCTTCACGATTGTGCGTAGTTTCTTGAGAGTCGAGCTGATAATGAGTTGGTTGCAATCGCGCTCTCGACGGCTTTTCTCAAGCAGATAAGTACATCCTGTAAATGTTTTACCGAATCCACGATGACAAATAATGACGAAGGGTTCCTCCGCCACGGCCCGATGCAAAGCGTCGTAAACTTCACGCTGGACGGGTTCCAGTTTGTACCGAAGAAGACCCACTTGCCATGAGAGTTGGATCGCCTGATCTTGCTCGCTCTTCGTCAGTGAAGTTGTGGGCATAAATGAGTTTTAACACCGCCTGTTCATTGATGACATTTTGCAAGACCGGAATGATGTTTTCGGAATTAAGATCAGATGGTTTTCCGAGCCAATACGCCAACCAAAGTTGGGTGGCATGAAGAGACACCTTCGGAAGTTTTGATTGGCGCATCCAGAAAAGAAGGCGAGCAACGGCTTCGGGTCCATGCTCTTTAAATCGGATATCCACCTTCGGACGGCCTGACGGGTTTCCGCTAATACCTTTGGTAAACATTTGCTATGAGCGAAGTCTAAATCACTTGCGCCGAAAAGTCAAGTCCAAAGATTTCTCCAGCGCCGATTGTTTCATCACAATCGCTTGGCGAAAACCCCTGGTTTTGTAGCCCTTCACATGCTTCTTGCCCGCGTGCGCCGCCAAGCATTTCCGGCACATCGGGAACCGCGCCTTCGTGATCGTCCCGCCCCAGGAATTCTTCATGGCAACTTCAAGAAAGCAAGACAAATCGCCATCGGCGCGGTGTGGGCGGATGCTTCATATGAATCAGGCGATCCGCGAAAGCTCGTATTTTCAAACACGCAAACCCATTCTTCTTTCAGTCTATACAATTCAAACCATTTATCTTTACGGCAGACAGATTCCACAACCTCCCACGCCGCCGCGATGGAAGTACAATAAGGCAACGGATAATCAGCTTGAATTTTTCCGCTTGGCCCCAACTTCACGGCCACGGCTTCGTTGATCTCAGAGTCCGTCATTTCCATCCTCTTAAATTAACCCATGTAATAAGAAAAGTTACGAGCAGAATAATTCTTTCAATCCGAGTCACTCTTCCCCCCTTCCAATTCGGCGGCTTGTATGCTTTTAACCATACAGCACATGGGGCAATTATCTCCCCGCATATCAGGATAAGGCATCGCTTCACAACGTGGAAGAACTTTAATTGCCGAGCTGATTGCGTCTATCATTTTATCCCGTTGCATCAAAATTGACTTTAAAAGAGAGATTTTCACAGACAACCATCCTGCTTGATTTGTGCATTCGGCAATCTGTAACTCTAAGCGTGTTATTTCAGATATCATCTTCTTGCTCCTGAGTGTCCGCAATTTTTACAAGCTCGCTATACACCGTCAACCGGGTGGCGGGGTATTGACCATTTACTCATTTCGAGGTCGGTCATAAATCGCACAAAACAGCTAACAATGTGAATACGCCCAGCAAAATGACTTTAATCCAATAGGTCATCACGCCGCCCCCCGCGCGGACAAGAAGAGCAGAACCAGCGGCGTTATAATGCACACCATCGCCGAATACGACGGCAATTCATCCTGATAATTCTCTTGCGCGAACGTCTCCCAATCCCATAGATCGCCTAACACATGATCGCCATTCACATTGAACGGCTGACCGTTACTCACTTGCTCCATTGCCTCAAACTTCGCTTCCCACTGCCGTTTCCATTTCCACAACAAGAGACTCATGCGCTCCGTATCGGCTTCCGGCAGCGGCTTAGGCTTTAGGTGGAACATCCGGCACACCTCGAAGCCTTGTAAGTATCTCCCCAACTTGATGTCCGCTTCTCTCAAGCTTACCTTGTCGGACTCGCTCAGCAACTTGTTCAGAAATGCTCTGGCTACGTATGGCTCCATCGGATTCTCCTTTTCCCATTATTCGGTTGTACAAGTCCTCTTCCACCCGAAAGCTGAGCTTATAGGCTTTTAGACCCATCGCCACCTTTGCCCCATCGCGCTCGTATTCCGGCCGGTTCTGCCAGTAGTCCACAAATTCCGAAAGAGAAAAAACAGGGGTTCCCCCTTCTTCTCTTTGTTTACTTTGTTGTATTTGTTCTAACTGTGTTGATGACGTGTTAGGCATTTGTTGTTCATTTGTGCCCCCGCGTGTTACCTTACGTGTTGGTATTTCTTGATAGTCATTGTATTTTAGAATCGTTATTTGTGTTATCCTACCTGTTACCGTACGTGTTAGAAATTGCATGTTGCTAAGATTCAGGAGCGCAGTCCGAACGCTTTGAGACGATAATCTTGAAGCCAATTCTAGGTTTTTAAATGTCGTGACAAAGGACCCACGTGGTATCAATTGTGATTTATGTGTTGATTTATTGAACCATTGTTGATCTTGCCAGTTTGCCATGAACAGGCATGTAACCATGAGTCTAAGCGTTTGATCTGTAGCTGTCCATATGTCACTAGCCATTAATTTTCGGTGTAAACAAATGAACCCATCACGCAAGTGGAAGTACCTCCTGGCGCAGTCTCTTAACCGCAATCTCACAGTACTTTTCTTCAATCTCAATGCCGATGGCTTTACGGCCTAAGTCTTTGGCGGCGCGCAGGGTGGTGCCGGAGCCCATGAAGGGGTCGAGGATGGTTCCTGTGGTTCGAGATTCTTGAATGCTCCAGACAATTAATTCAAGAGGCTTTTCTGTAGGGTGTCCGAAATTGTTTCTTCCGACTGGAGCAGAGAAGCATTGAATAGGTCTATCAGCACTCGTCCAAGCCAATTCGCATTGGCCCATTGTTGGCACAGCATTTAGTTTATTCCAGACGAACCAACAGCGACTAGGAGGAAGTGGGAAATAATTTCCTCCCCATACAACAATCGAATTTGCGCTCTTCATCATAAATGTCAAATCGGGAGCGTCTACGTCCCATTCGTTTCCGTTACAAAGTAACGTCCAATGTCCTTGACCTTTACCCCCTTTCATTACTCTGCCAATTCCATAAGGGGGATCAGTCAATATCAAATCTACTTTGTCCAGGGTAGGAAGGATATCTCTACAATCCCCATGATAGATCGTAATGCCGGGTTCTGCGTAGTAGGGTTTCATTTCCTAGAAATAGCTTCTTGTTCACAAACTTTTATTGAAGCTCTCCATAGAAGGTCTAAAGCGATGCGCCGTTTTATCCAAGGGATTCGTGTTTTAAAAAAAAGCCTATCGTGGGTTGTGACGATTCGGTACCAAAGGGATGGTCCGTTATAGATAGGAGGTTCTTCGTAATATGGTTTCAAGGCGCTACGCCGCCTGAGGTGGAGTGATCATAGCCTTCGCTGCATCCTTAATCTTCTTCTTGAGAGCGTTGTGATACGCGTCCCTGCATTTCATCGAGCAGTACTTCGCCCAATAGACTCGACTCTTTCGTTCAATCCCGCAATGAGCACAATAATATGTTTTTTCCATACCCTTATAGTACCACAAACACCATCATGTGTCTATAGGTCTTTAGGCTCAAAACACAATTATGTT